ATCGTGAATACGCTTTGTTTTCCCTTGTGATGTACCCTCTTCGCCTCCTGCCTCTATTCTCATGGTTTGGAGTGTACTTGTATAAGCCAGTCCAATATGTGCTTTGGTAACGCTTCTATCTAGTGTAATTGCACCACTTGCTACCTGTTTGTCTGCGTGGGTCGCTCCATTTGCCAATATTCTTACGGTTTGTCCTTCCAGATGAGAAAGACCGGAAATAGATGTGGCTGCACTTCCCGAATAAGTTAAGCCACTATCAAGAAAGAACGCATCTTCAACAGAGGTGCCAAAATCCATTGGCTTCATTTTCTCTACATATCTTTTGGTCGCTCCATTAATGGTGCGCTGTACAACCATATACACATCATCTTCTGAGGAGGATGATGGGATTGTCGCTATACTTTCTACTAAAGCGTGTGTCTGACTTGTTACTGCCAATCGTGTAGAGTCTGATGATGCTAGTGTTATATATCCTGTTGCTGAAGGTGTTGTTTCTGTAACTGTTACTACGTTAGCTGCCGGATTAGCCACCGTTAGATCAGCGTGGGCATTAAGCATAGTATATATATTATCAGCCGTTGTATCGTTGTTTGTATTTGGTCGCCACCCTAGCGAACTTGATGCAGCCGAACTTCCGGCAGCTTCACTTGTGAATGTAATGGCTGTACCGTCTGATTTCGTAACCGTTATTGTCGAGCCAACCGCAATATTTCCATAATCGGTTACTGTAATTGTTGCTGTGCCTGATGCGCCACCTATTTCATGCTGATGCCAAGCAATAACTTCTTCTTCTCTTCGATAGGTCATCCCTACCAGTTTTCCATCTTCAAGAACGCACCATACTATATTATCTGGCTCTTGCTGTAGTGCCATTTCCTTTATAAGACCGTCTGTAATGTGCTCAGCCAGTATGGTCATATCCGGTGCGGTATAAGAGTCGGTATTGAATGAATATACCAATTCTCTTATTTTTCGCTTTGCCCTTTGCACAAACAACGCAACATTAGCTACTGTGACTGGCTGTATGTTGGCTGATCCATAGCTTGCCTGACGCAATATCTGCGTATTTGTAGGGCTGATGGGCTGATCTGACGTTGCTCTCACAACAAATTCACCGCCAGATGTGCCCACTAGCAGGGCCCGCGATGCTGTCAGATAGCGAATAACATTAACTTGATTTGATCCAATCGTGTATATCAGCGCATCACCGTCAGCCGTGCCAGTGTTAAAATCCGTAAAATCTCCTGATTTAGAAAAGAATAATGTTTGTGGTTGTGTTTCTGTATTGGCGAATACAAGCCTTTGTTCAAAGAATGTAATACAGGCAGGATAGCCTGTTGTTGCTGAAAATGCGCCTAAACTCCAATCATCTGTAGCACCCAGGTTGCCACTTAATGTAATCGTATTGCTTGCTGCCTCATCAACCAGATCATTAGATGGCGCAAAGAGTATTGTGTCAGAGGTAACTTGCACAATCACCAGACCTGTCTGATTGTTTGCGCTTGTTCCTGCACCTGTCGTTGTGCAGGTTTGACCTACCTTAAAGCCTTGTATTAGAAATTGAGCAGCACTATCGGTTATCCTATCATTGTGCTCAAGACCTGTGGAGTCCGGATCGCCCTCTTTAAAAGCAATCGTATTTGACGCATAGGACGGCATGAGTTCCGTTCTAAGGTCTGCATTTTCCTGTACGGCTGCGGTAACTGATGTTGCACTTGAATAGGCTGTAATCTTTGCAAATCCATCATAAAACTTAATTAGCCTTCCTACATCTGTGCTTGCAAAGGTACTTGCAGAAGCCGTTACCGTTACACTTCCTGTTCTTCCACTTGCAGTAAAAGTGGTTGTTGTCGTGTTTTCATCCAAGAAAGGACCGCGCCTAAAGTCTACATCTGCAATGGCCCAAGCTGTATGAGCCGTTCTTGATATTTTTCTAGGTGGGTGCGAAGGATGTACAACGTACATAATATCCGCAGATTGCGTAAATTTAAGGTCTGCGACCTGTACAGAGGTATATGTTGTTGTGACTTCTACGGCTGAACCAGAATCTACAATCTGACCGCCATCTTTATACACACGAAAATAGTTATTTCCAAACTCCAGGATGTAGGTCTGTTCTACATTAAACTCAAAAGGAATAATCCTTGTGGCATTAGCACTAGCTTTTACTTCAGCAATATACTCTGTACCTGGCCTTCGTGTTGCACCACCATGAGGATGCACAAGAAGGTTTTTAAGAGTTTTACAGCCATTAAAATATTTATTAATGTCGGTCCGGCCATCTAGCCGACTAGAGAGCTCTCCGGCTGTAAAGTTTGTAAAAGCAAAGGAAGCTTTCGTCATTACAACCTACTATCTACAAATGAACTGCTTTCCAGTCCTCCGGCTTCCGTACCACCTGTTAGGGCGGCTGCTGTGCCTTCTGTTGCGTCTACAAATCGTGCATCTTTCAGTTTCAATTCGTATAAACCACGCATTTGAGAGGCTAATGAAACAGAACCAATTAAAGGATAAGCAATATCGGCAGCCATAGCTGCGGAAAGTGTTTCGGTTAATAACATATCTAACTGATTGGTGTCTGTAACCCTTGCCAAATAAATAAGATTAATAGTCGATTCATCGGCCAATATCTTACGGCCTTCGACCTTAAAGGAGATCGCAGAACTATCCAGACGAATAATTCTCAGGCAATAGGGGTCTGTGGGAAGGGTAAACTGATAGCTAAAGTCAAATGCAGGACTGGCACTATCGGGGGAAAGGGTTGCTCTTGTTACAAGACAATTCCAAGGATGAGAACGAAAGACACCATCCCTGATGCTATCATATCGTTGGTTGCAAATTCTGGCGGCTTTACTGTCCTCTGTGAGAGAGACAATATTACTTGCGCCTATCTGATTAAGCGCAGAATTACAAATATCAACGACTGATGGCATGATAAATCCTTATTTTGAGGAAGTAGAAGGGCAATGTTTCCACTGCCCTTCTCAATTATTTGTTAGTCTACAACGTAGAGCATGGTTAGCTCTATTGTTCCTGTACCGGCAGCACCCGCGAGAACTACCGTAACTGGCATGCCATCTTTATTTGCATCAACTACGGTATTTTTACCCAATGCAGATGTAGCAGCAATAGCCACGGTTGTAATGCTTGTGGAAGCCGCAGCAGCCTTAAACTCATCTACGTCTAATGCTACAGTAGCATCTGCGCTAGATGTGTAAGCCGCATGACCAACACTTAATGTTGTGGATGATCCAAGTGCGTCATGAACAAGCTCTCCGGAGAGTATTCTTGCGCCATTTGGCAAGTTGAACATTTCAATAACTTCATCTGCCGCTAACGATGAAGCTTCATAAAGACCGTATGCCACTCTTACGCGACCACCTGTCTCATTAGGCTTTATCATTTCGGACGGATCGTTTTGATCCCACTTAGTTTTTTGAACAGAATAAACAGTACCCATTTTCTAATCTCCTTATGCAGATTCATCACAGGCGATGGAAACAACTTTTTCCTCTTCCATCCTAGTTGCGCCAAAAGTTGCACAATAGTATACCTGTGTTGAGTAAGATTTATCGGAACGCTCATCAATTCTTGCCATGACATCTTTACCCATAGCTAGTTTGATTCCATCCTGTGCCCATGCAAAACATGTGCGGATGTTTGAAGCGACTGCAAGTCTGTTGCTCACGATGAAGGTGAACCCCATGAATTGATTCACTTGGCCTTGAACCAGAGCTTTTACGGTGTTGAAGTCACTTGATGTTACTGAAGTGGTGTTCAACAAAGCTTCGATCTGGTTAGGACCAACGCAAATGTATCTTGGAATTGACGGATCAACGTCAAGCAAGTCCATAGCTTTCTTAGTTGCTATTAGCTTTGCAATGGACATGTCAGCAGAGCCATGTGCGATTGTGTTTGCAGAAAGCATTGTGGTAGACCCAGAACCGCTTTTCCCGGTTTTGGAAGTACCTGTTGCTGCTGCGATAATCGCGTCATCCATAGCGCGGCCAACCGCATAACTTGCGGCTTGTGCATACACACTTTCTGGAGATGCCAACATTGCTACCTTATCAGCATCGTCAATAAGGTCTGCCCACTCGTATGTGTCCATCGTGACCATTCGTCTTGAGTGTGGTGTTTCTACGAGGGGTGTATCACCATGCCTCGTAGTCTTTCTGACAGCAGCAGTAGAACCAATCTGGTCGAAAAAAGCCTTCTCACCAGTAACACTTTCCTCAGAAACAGCACCGCGAAGTAAACTTCCGCGCTGTTGAGCAAGCATCGTAATATTGGAACTAAACTGCTGTACAAAAGCTGTAGTTACTTGTGTACTCATAGTTTTTTCCTTGAAAAAGTTAAAAGATACTCGCTACCCAACAGAATGTCGGACGAAAGGTTTGCTAGTATAAGGACTTCTCCTACAAGGCCCGAAGGTTATCTTGGTTTCTACACGGTAAATTCTGGGCGAAAAGCTTGTCAGAATTTAACTTGGTGTAATCATGTGTTGTAAACGTAAGGCTTCCTGTACCGCCCAATTATGTTCTGGGTCAGACTTATTCCAAAAAGGTCCATTAATACGTTTAACTTGGTTTAACTTCTCTTGTGCTTCGTTGGGTGTCATTGCACCACTGGATTTAATACCCTCAATGGTATCTTCTCCAATTTTTCCACGAATAAAATCAGAAACATTAACGATTGTTTTGACAAAATCAGGGTGATCGCCCAAGTTTCTGCCATCTGCTAACTGTATAGTCGCTAGATTTTCTGTTCCAAACTCAGATAGTACAGCATTTCCGGCTTCTACTTTGTCCGAATATGCGTTGCCATACTCTCTCTGCAAGGTTTCTTGCCCTTCCCGCGCCAATGTTTCTATATTTCCTGTTGCCTGCTGTCCACTTTCGTTTGAAAGCTGCAAATATCCATCCAATAACTGCTGACCTTGTGTTGGATTAAGACCTGCTTTATGCGCGGCACCTTTAAACCAACCAATCAAATCATTATTGGGCTGCTGTCCTTCTGGCATTTCTACCTTAAAATCATACCCATCTGGTTCTGTGGGTCGGCCTAATCGTGACCAGACATCATTCCACTGTTCTTCTGTGGCATTTTTAGATGGGATAGGTAATTTATCCGCACCAATTAAACTTTGTACGTTTGCATGGGATTTAAGAAGTGATCCTAAGTCCTTGTGGTTGTCAAACGCTGTATTGCCTTTTAGCTCCTCTGGGATATGTGTTCGCCAATCAAATCCTTCAGACGGTGCTTCCGTAGCTACTGGCTCTGCTACGACATCCGCTACCTGATCTTCACTCATTATTCTGCATCTCCTTCAATCTTTTGTTATCATCACGCAGCATGTGTTGAATAAATAGCACTACGGAACGCTGCCCTTCCCTGTAGGCTGTTTCATTGCTGTCTGGTGTGTAGGTCGTACCTTCGATCCAAAACCGCAATCTTAAATCCTCAAGAACCTTTTCACCTGCATCTGCACCGAAAAGTTCCTTATAATTCTGTTTTAAGTTCTCAATTTCCTTCATTGTTGGTTCTGAGCAGCAGCGAGTAACGGTGCTACCTTACCGCCTGCCTCTGCTGTTTCCATCATTTGCTGTTGTTCTTGAGCCTCTTCCATCTGTTGTTGACGATCCTGACGTTTCATAGACACCTCTTGATCGGAAGAGATTGTTGTTGCAGGAATAGAGAGTGTTTTGATTAGATGTTTTGCGACCCCATCAAAATCGACATAATCCATTATCTTTGGATCAAGTTGGCCAAGAGGCCCAAGAAGCTCTAATAACTGATTAATACTTGTAATATCGCCCTGTTTCTGTGCTTTAGCGAGTGGCGAAACATATTCAATCTGTAAATCCATATCCATCATAAACTCTGGTGCTACAGGGAACCGCCCTGCCCTTGCCAGAATATTAAACGTCCTAGCAATCAATGGCTGCAACATTTCCGCTTGCAATCTACCCAACACAGGGCCAAGCAATCTCATCTTCTCTTCGGT